CACTCAATATTGCTCTCGCTGGCACTGGTGTTGGTAAGTCTTTGTTTATGTGTCATGTCGCAAGCAGTGTGTTACTCCAAGGGAAGAACGTACTATACATCACGCTTGAGATGGCTGAGGAGAAAATTGCTGAAAGAATTGATGCTAATCTTTTGAATGTTCCTATTCAAAAGTTACCTGAGTTACCTCATGTAATGTATGAGAACAAGATTAATAAGTTGATGAAGAAGACCCAAGGTAAGTTAATCATTAAAGAGTATCCTACTGCATCAGCACATGTAGGTCACTTTAAATCATTGTTACAAGAGTTGGCATTGAAGAGAAGTATTAAACCAGATATAATATTCATTGATTATTTAAATATATGTGCCTCACAAAGGTATAAAGGATCCATTGTTAACAGTTACACTTATGTTAAAGCGATTGCAGAAGAACTTAGAGGACTTGCTGTCGAGGCTAACGTACCAATCGTTTCGGCTACTCAAACTACTCGTTCTGGTTTTGGGTCTACTGATGTTGACCTTACTGACACGTCAGAGTCTTTCGGACTCCCTGCTACTGCTGACCTTATGTTCGCTCTCATATCTACTGAGGAGCTCGAAGATCAGAATCAAATAATGGTCAAGCAGTTGAAGAATAGATACTATGACCCTACTCTAAACAAAAGATTTGTCGTAGGTATTGACAGATCTAAGATGAGGCTGTATGATGTCGATGACGCTCAGAAAGATCTAGTTGATTCTGGTGCTGAAGAGCAAGTCGTTAAAAAAGTACAGGGTAAAAAATCCTTTGCAGAACTAAAGTATGATTGATTTTAAACGCTACGAAGAGTTTGTCGATGCTGTTACATCTGACAGTTCTAAAGACTTTGTTGCACTAGCTGACCGTATGGGTGAGCTTGATAGACAAGGTGCTAACATAGAACGTCTTTTAACTGCTGCAGTGGGTATCTCTGCTGAAGGTGGTGAGTTTACAGAGATAGTAAAGAAGATGGTATTCCAAGGCAAACCTTGGAATGAAGATAACAGAGAGCATCTTATTATTGAACTTGGTGATGTCATGTGGTACGTAGCACAAGCATGTATGGCATTAGAGATTGACTTTGATGATGTTATCAAAGGTAATATTAAGAAGTTGGAGAAGAGATATCCTGGTGGTAGTTTTAATATAGGACAGTCTGAAAACCGTGCAGCAGGAGATCGCTAATGCATTTAGTTTTACCTATTATTTGTATTGGACTTATTGTTTTGGTAATAGTATATTCAGTTATTAACAGGTACGATCCTCATGTCTGAACAACAAGATAGATTCTTACCATTATTCGCATCTCATGTATTTCAACTATATGTTGATTATGATACTGATGCTTTGTTGCAAGATAAGAGTTGGATTTATTCTGCTAATCAGGATATGAAAAAACCTGATGAAAATTATAGGATCCTTGAAAAGTATCCTATACTCAGAGATGTATTCTTAGATAAGTTTAAAAAGTTAGCTAAAGAATTTTATGCATTTGATCATGAGTTTATGATTAGTACTTCTTGGTTAACTATTACAGAACCAGGAGAAGGAGGACAGTCACAGCACCACTTCCATAAGAATAGTTTCTTTAGTGGTGTTTATTATTATGACGATTACGAAGAAGATGCTGGTGAGATAGAGTTTATGACTCCATTAGAATATCATTCTGATTTTTATCTTGAACCAGTAGATTATAATTTAAATAATTCATCTTCTTGGAGGTTGTCTCCACAAAAAAATATGCTTGTCTTGTTTCCAAGTTACTTGAAGCATAAAGTTAATGAACATAAGGGAATTAAACCAAGGTATTCACTTGCTATGAATTTTATTCCTGTAGGTGAGTATGGTACATCAGATTCAACTGTAAATACTGGTTGGTATTCTGGTGATACTGATAAAGATGATCCATTACTACAGGGGTTTAGAAAAATATGACAGACGCAATAGAAGAAGCATGGTCAGAGTCTAGGATCGATAAACCAAAGAAGTATAGTATGCCTATTTGGTTAACTGATGAAGACTTTGATTACATTGTTCTAGCACTTTGGAAGTGTCGTAAGAATGCTGGTGAATCTAAATGTACTGAATTGTATAATAGGTTTAAACAAATACAGGACGTTGCTAAGAATAAATAGTCCAGACCTTCCTGTGTAGATAAGTGCCAAAGACAAGAACTAGTAAGGATCTTCCTGAATCAACTTTAACTAGAATGCAAGAGTTGGGTTCTGCATGGGTATTTAAAAGAGCTATTCAGGACAATAAAGGATGGCAGAAGTGGGAACATATCAAAAAGGATAAAGATACTTTTGGAGAGATAATAAAGGTATGGAAAAAAGTTGGTGGTATTGAATGGAATGATAATGCAGATGATCCTTGGTTAGAAAGCTTTCATAAACAACAGAAAGTTCTCTTAAGAAATATAGGAAGACCAAACATCACAGAGTTTACACGTGATGGTAATATAAAAGATGGTACAAAATATATTTTACCTGGTAGTAACAGTGGTGAAACCTTTATGGAATGGATAGAAGGTTATCTTAAAGATGAATTTAAAATAGGTACAAAAGATAACTGGAACCCTGCAGATATATGGTTGATAAAAGATGAGAAAAAATGGAAGAGGAAGATAATAGAATGTACAAAGAGTGATAAGAAAAATAAGGCTACGATCATAGCTAACTTAAATGAATTTAATAAAATCTTTAGAGCACTGTTTCGTACTAAACAGATAATAGGAATTTCTTTGAAGAAGATTGGTAACTATAAAGCAACTTGGAAAGAAGTTAATGTAAGTAATGCATACTTTAAAAAGTTGGAATCAACTACGATGGAATTGAAATCAATTACATGTAAACTGGGAACTAAACCTATTGATGAGAAGATGATAGCAAAGGGTAGAGGTAAGTTAGGTTTTGATACTGCTGAAACTCAAGATGCATGGATGGTTATTAAAGATAACTATGAGAATATAGAATACAAGGTACAGATTAAAGGTAATACTACTTCAAGAAAATCTAATTTAAAGTTTGAACCAACTGAAGTTGGTAAAGGTAGTGCTCGTATGGGTAAGGCAACACGAGAATATATTTTTGATCTTATGAAATCATATGATATAAAAACAAAGTTCCCTGAGAAAGCAGATGATTATCCTTTAACTCAAGAGAAGTTTGATGAAAAAAAGAAGGAAGAATATACTAAAAAACTTAAAGATATTCAAAGAATAATGGGTCCAAGTAATGTTGAATATGGTAAGGTTACTGTGGAAGAAGGGGTGGAAAATTTAGAGATAGTATTCCATGAGGATGCACAACCTTGGATAGCTAATATGAAACTCCAAGAAATTAATTTTATACATGCTATTGTTGAGGGGTTGGGTAAGACTGGGAAAAAAGATAAGGTTAATAAGTTTTGTACTGACTTGATCTATATTGCTGCAAAGCAAGGAAGAACTGCTGGTCCTTATGGAACAGGATACGGTCCATTTGGTAAGATCTATTAGGACAGTATAGAAACTGGCACACTACTGGCACACAACCCTCTGAAATGGATTATAATACAGAGGTATTCGAGACACACACATGCCAAACAAGCACCTTCGTCATCCAGAAGATTCAGTTTTGCACGGAAGGAAGGTAGTTTGGGAGACACTAAAAGAATTGGTTAATGCAACTAGGTTGTCTGTCAAATGGGATGGAGCACCTGCTATAGTATGGGGTACTAATCCTTCTAATGGACAGTTCTTTGTTGGCACTAAGTCAGTCTTTAATAAGAGACAGGTTAAAATAAATTATACTGTTGATGATATAGTATGTAATCATAAAGGACCAGTGGCAGATATTCTTAAGTTATGCTTGGAGTATCTTCCTAGAACTGATAAGATCTATCAGGGAGACTGGATAGGTGTTGGTATGTCAGGTAGATTGTACCAACCTAATACTGTTGAGTATCTCTTTCCAGAGGAGATTCCGCAGAAGATAGTTGTTGCACCTCATACAGAGTATACTGAGGTCAGTCCTCAAGCGGAGGCAAAGATTGGTGTCACCTTAGAATCAACTGAGGATTGTTTCTTTGTTGATACTAACAATGCAACCATCAAGCCACCACTAGGATGGAGACACTTGATACCATTCATCATTCCTGTCTGGAAGATGAAAGCACCTATTCAGAAGAAGGGATATAATTATTATTTGATGGAGATTTCTAAGCATATAAACAGTTATGTTTCCGTGGGTTGGTGGCAAGACATGTCGCCTGAACAGATGTACTCTGAGTTAGATGATAAATATAAGAGTGAGGTTAATGTCTATACCTTTAAGGTGTGGTTTATGATCCTCAATTTGAAGCAGCGTCTACTAGATGCAATTGTGGTACATGGAAATGTTGAATGTTTTATCAATGGAGATCCTTCTAAACATGAGGGGTTCGTGATTGTTTCTGAAAATCCATACAAGATTGTAGATCGTTGGGAATTTAGTAAAGCAAACTTTAATCTAGATAGAAATTGGTCCTATGAAGAAGTTTAGTGCATTCTTGAAGGAGGCTAAAAAGTCTCTTGCTGCACAGGAAGCTGAGAAATTACAACTTACCCATGTTGGTTACGGTAAATTTGCTGATGTAAGAGGCAACGTAACTCACATGAGTAAGGCAGGTAGACTTATAAAACTTAGTCCTCAAGAGATAGCAAATCAAAATGGAACTGCACCCCCAGAAGAAGAAGGTGGCGAGACTCAGAGCGATCAAGGTCCAATATCTATTACTTTCGGAAGATTTAATCCACCTACTCTTGGACATGAAGCTTTAATTAAAAAGGTAGCAAGTTCTGCTAAGAACGGAGAGTATAGAATTTATCCTAGTAGGACAGAAGATCCTAAGAAGAACCCATTGGATGTTGGTTCTAAGATAGGTTTTATGAAGCAAGCGTATCCAGACCATGCTGATGCTATACAGAATAATGAGGAGATGAAAACTATATTTGATGTACTTAAGACTGTTGGAGAAGAGGGATATAGTGAGGTTAATATAGTAGTTGGTGGTGATAGGGTTAGTGAGTTTACTTCACTGGCAACAAAGTATAATGGTAACCTTTATAATTTTGATCAGATCAATGTAGTATCTGCTGGTGATCGTGATCCAGATGCGGATGGTGTAGAAGGTATGTCTGCATCTAAGTTGCGTAAGGCTGCTGCTGATAATGATGGTGCAACATTTGTTAAAGGACTCACTAAAGCAATGAGTCCTGAGAATCAGGAGAAGTTATTTAAAGCAGTACAGAAGGGTATGCAAGTACAAGTTCAAGAAGATTTTAGTGAACTTTCTTATCAATTATATGAGATAGCACCTAAATTAGATGAGAAGGGATTGAGAGAGGCATACTTTGATGGCGAAATATTTAAAGAAGGGGAAGTTGTCGAGAACATCAACACAGGGATCCTTTCTAAGATTGTTAGTCGTGGTAGCAATTACGTCATCTCTATTGATGAGCATGATAATATTTTTCGTGGGTGGTTAAAAGATCTTGTAGAACTTAAAGATTATAGTGACCCATCTAGTCGTGAGTGGGGTACTGATAGCCTCACTGATTACGTTAAGAAACTCACGCCAGGAGAGTTTGTAAAGAAGATAAATAAAAAGGACAAGACCTCTCAATAACATGTTAGATACCAAAAACCAATTGCCTGATATGACTGCTGCATATCAACAAGTGCAAGAGAAAAAGAAAAAAGATTCTGAAGAGCGTTGGCAAGACGATGATGGTGATGGAAAGTGGTACGAGAAATCTGACACTGATGGTAAGATTTCAAAGAGAGAGAAGGAAGAGAAGAAGAAAAATCAGAAGGAAGAAGTAGAGATTGTTAACGAAATCTCTCCTGACCTAGCACTTAAAGCTTCTAAGGAAGCAGATAAGAAGCGTGGCAAACTTGCTGCTTCTGGTGACAGAGAAGGTGCTGCTAAGAAGTCTGCTCAAGCATCAAGACTATACAAAGCACAAGCTAAGAAGAGACTTAACAGAGAAGAGACTGAGATCATTGATGATCTAGTAGAGTCTGGTCTGTTTAGTGACGAAGAAATTAAATCTATTTTAAATTTAGAGGAGGAGTGATGCTTACTTTTAGAGAACTTTCAGAAAAGAAATCTAAGATTAAAATCAATCCAAAGCAAGCAGATCTTACAGAGAAAGATAAAAAAACTAAAGCAGTAGCTTGTGAGTCGGTTGATCTGACTGAAGAGTGGATCAATGCTAGTATAGAAGTGTCTGCGGATTACTTTTTTGCGGAGGGTATCAATGAGGATGGTTTAGATCAGATCATTGATGAAGTTGGACTAGAAGACTTTGTAGATTTTGTTATTGATCCTATTGAGGAATTGAATGAGGAGAGGTCAGCAAGAAAGGCATCAGTTAAAGCACCCTCATATGAGAAGGTGAAGGCTGCTGTTGATAAGTCTGATGCTGCTAAGAAGAAAGCAGGTAAGGGTGAGTACTCTAAGTCATATGCCAAGAGGTCTGGTGAGACTGAAGATAGTACCGATTATAAAGAGAAAGCACCTGCTAAGAAGAAAGCAAAACCAGTTGCTAAGGCTACTGTAAGGAAACCTAAAGCAGCACCTAAGAAGAAAGCAGCAACAGTTAAGAAGGTAGAGAAGGCAGTTAAGACTGCTAAGAAAGAGCAACCAAAGAAACCAACTTCCAAGAAAGGATTGTTAGGTAAGGTAGGTGATGCTGTTAAGAAGGGTGTTGAGAGACACAATAAGGCAAGAGCAGCAGGTAAAGTACCAGAGAAGCGTGTGAAGGAATTCGCAAAAGGATTTAAGAAAGGTGTTAGTGGCACTCTTAAATTTGCTGGTAAGGTTAAGAAGGCTGTTAGTGAGGAGAAGGTTGAAGAGGGTATACTACCCAATATAATTAAGAGGGGTATTGCCAAACATAAAGATGCTGTTGAAAAGGAAAAGATTAAAAAGCGTAAGGCAGTTCCTTATCAAGCACTAGCAGCAGAGCATACTCCAGAAGGTGAGATGGTAGAAGCAACTCGTCTTAAGAAAGAGAAGGGTTATGATAAGGGTGGTACTAAGAAACCATCTGGTAAACCAACAGCATTATCAATAGTTCTTGATAAGATCAAGAAGGAGCATGGTGCTGGTGCTGTTATGGGACAAGGTGGCAGCAGACAGAAGAAGAAAGAGAAAGGTGCTAAGTCATCATCAGGTACTGGTAAGTATTTGAAGAGAGCACAAGATAAGAAAGCCTATGTTGCTAAGGCAAAGAAGGCTGGATTCAAATCTACTAAAGACTATACCAATACAGTGGCGAGGTATGGTAGTGAAGATAATTATAAGAAGGGTAAAGGACTGGGAACATGAGTCTCCCAGAAATACCTTATGACCCTTGGTTTCATAAACCTCACCCACATGATTCAATGCCTATAGCAACAGACGAACCATTAGATACATCTCCATCAGAGATTCAACCTCCTGATGTAGATGAGGAACCTATACATGAAAAGATGTATAGGATTGCAACGGATAAGTATAATCCATTTTCAGTTGGAGGGTCGGAAAGTATAAATGACAAACGTTAAAGAGACCACAGATTTAGGAAGAGAGATACTTGCTTCTGCACGTAAGAGGCATGATGATGCAAAGAAAAAGAAATTTTCTGACTTCCAAAAGAATGCAAGTGAAGTTAAGAAAAGAGGAGTAAGATTCTACGATAAGAAAGGATCAGGATATATTAAAGCTGGTAAGAAAAAGTACGACTAGTTGTCTATATAGAGTACCTATAGGTATATAATTATGGTTAACTTTTTAATGCCAATCGCTATCAGCATAATCAATAAGGCAGTTGATAGAATCCCTGAAGATCTTGACTCTGTTATTAAAGATTTTCTAATTAAACTACTTAAGAAAGCAGCCGCTAAGACTGAGAATAAGGTCGATGACGAACTTGTTTTGGCAGTAGAAAAAGCACTACTAAGTAGTTAAAATTTGGGGGTTGTAACCCCTATTTTTTATAAATAGTCTTAGTTAAAATAATTCTGGAGTAGAGGAACATGGCACTTTGGGGAGTCACAGATGCTGATGAAGCTAAGCCTAAGTGGGCTGTACAGGGTGGTGCTGTAGACCCCTCAAACATTTTTGCTACAGCAGAAGGTTGGGTTCTTAGACACTATAAGA